CAATCGCCGAACGCTACGACATTAACGGGTACAAGGCCTGCGCCTTTTCCAGCGATGTCGAGTGCGTGCCCAGCGATGGGCTGAAGGTGTTGTCGATCTGCATCTTGGTGATGCGCAACGGCTTCACGGTGATCGGCAAGGCGGCGCCGGCCTCGCCGGAAAACTTTAATGCCGAGCTGGGCCGCGACTACGCCTACGAGGATGCCGTCAAGCAGGCCTGGCCGCTGATGGGCTACGCGCTCAAGGATCGGCTGTGGCGGGACAGCGACGACGCGATGCGGTTCTACGAGGCCCAGCGGTAGGCTGGACATCCGGCTCCGGCTGGCGTTAGGATCGCGCTGCCCGGCTTGGGCGTTTCCTCCCTTTGCAACTTGCGGCCATCTCGAAAGGGGTGGCCGCTTTCTTTTGGCTGGCGGCCGGAATTGACAGATTGTTGCGCGTAGGCATATGTTGCGCCCTGCAACCCTGCTAGGCGCTAATTCTGCCTAGCCGGCACCGTCGAAAGACGGGCACCCCGGCGAACGCTGCAATTGGATACCCCGATGCGGAGAGGCTCACACCCTTTTCATGACGGAGATATCCAATGGCCGACACGGCTTTTCAAATCCAGTACAAGCAGGAATTCATCAAGGGCTTCGAACAGCACGAGTCCTTCACGCGCCAGACCGTCACGACGGACGCCGAGATCAAGGGGCAGCAGGCCGTCTTCCTGGTGGCCGACTCCGGTGCCGCCACCGCGGTGACCCGCGGCGTCAACGGCCTCATCCCGGCCCGCGCCGACAACCTCAACCAGTACACGGCGACGCTGAACGAGTGGCACGATCTCGTCCGCCGCACGTCGTACAACCTCTATGCCTCGCAGGGCGACGGTCGTCGCATCATGCAGGGCACGACCCGCGCGGTGCTCAACCGCCGCATCGACCAGGACATCATCGCGGCCCTCGGCACGGCGACGCAGTTCACCGGCAATGCCGCCACCGCGTCGGTCGGCATGGTCAACTGGGCGCTCGCCATCCTGGGCAACAACTCGGTGCCGCTCGACGGCGACATCTCGGCCCTGATCACGCCCGGCTTCTACGGCTACATCCAGCAGGCCAAGGAATTCAGCTCGGTCGACTGGATCAACAACAAGCCCTTCAGCGGGCGCCTGACCATGTTCCGGTGGAACAACGTCAACTGGATCGTGCATCCCAACCTGCCGAACAAGGGCACGAACAACGAGCAGTGCTACATGTATCACAAGTCGGCCATCGGCCACGCTTGCGACATGGAAGGCCTGCAGGTGCGCGCCGACTACAACGACGAGCAGGACTACAGCTGGGCCCGCGCCACGGCGTTCATGGGGTCCAAGGTGCTGCAGAACTCCGGCATCGTCGTGCTGCGCCACGACGGATCCGCGTTCGCGGCGACGGCGTAAGCCGGCCAGGTCGTCATCGTTTCAACAGGGCGGGGCTCAACCCCTCCCACTTTCTCTGAGAGGCTCATATGGCTTATTCGACGCTCCTCCCCCCGGTCCTGACCGGGTTCACCGGCCTGACGCGGTCGACCAACAACCAGAACTGGCTCTACAAGGAAGCGGCCACGTTCGACACGATCCGCGCGGCTGGCTACATCTCGAACGCTCTCGATCTCGGCATGAAGGTCGGCGACATCGTCGAGCACTGGGACTCGACCAGCGCCTCGGCTCCGGTCGTTACCCTCGGCCGCGTGACGGCGGTTTCGTCCACGGGCGCCACCATCGCTGCAACGGGCACGCCGATCGTGTAGTCTTGCGACGCCGCTGGCAGCCGCCGGCGGGGTACAGAGGCGCCGCCGCTGTGTACTTGGCGGCGGCGTTTCACTATTCGCAGGAGAGCTCATGTCGACGTTCGTTCCGACCAAGGTCAATGTCATCCCGCACCTGTTGCCCAACCAGATGAAGCAGGCGGACGGGGCACGGAACACCTGGCGCGTTCAACTCGAAAGCGAGATGACCGCCGAACACTTCCTGAAGGCTGAAGCCTACGCCCATGTCGCCAAGATGCTGGGCCGCGGCGATCGTATCGAGGTGCTGGCCGCCGACAGCTCCTGGTATGCCGAATTCATCGTCCGCTCGGTCGAGGGTCTCAACGTCCAGATCGGCCCGCTGATGCTGCAGACTTGGGGCAGCAAAGAGCTCCTCGAGTACGAGGACTATGCCATCGACTTCAACGAGCGGGTCGGCGCGCGCGTGATCCGCAAGTCGGACAATCGGGTGATGGTCGAGGGCCTGCAGAGCCTGCAGTCGGCCGACAACTGGCTGCGCGCTCGCTGCGGGATGGATCCGGAAAGCGTCGCCGCCTAGCACGCAGGAGAAGCGCCGTGACGAATCGCCTGTCTCTCTACAACGACGTCCTGCTCGAGTGCAAAGAGCGCAAGATCGCGTCGTTGACGGTGAACGAGCCGACGCGGCGCTATCTCGACGAACTTTGGGACAACGGGTGGGTGGACGACTGCCTTGGCGAGGGGCAGTGGCTCTTCGCCAAGCGGTCGGTGCAGCTCAATCCCGAGACGAACGTCACGCCGCTTTTCGGTCGGCAGTATGCCTACGCCAAGCCGATCGATCACATTCGGACGATGGAATTCTGCTCGGACGAATACTTCAAGGCGCCACTGCTGCAGGTGGATGTAGCTGGCAGCTACTGGTTTGCTGACATCGGGCCGCTCTACTGCAGCTATGTCAGCAACGATGCCTCTTTTGGCAACGATCTATCGAAGTGGCCGGCGGACTTCACGGCTTTCGCCCGCTTCTACGGTGCCTGGCGCATCCATCCGAAGCTGACCGGATCCAAGGTCGACCGCGCGGAGCTCAAGAAGAATCTGAAAGACGCGAAGCTGCAGGCGCAGTCGAGCGACTCGATGGAGCAGCCGACGCGGTTCCTGCCTGCGGGGACCTTTACAAGCGCGCGCACGGCGGGCCGCAATGGTGGGGCCTGGGATCGCGGGAGCCGCCGCTCGCTGTACGGCTACTAGCCGATGGACTTCATCGACCAGCACTACGCTTTCAACCGGGGCCTGGTCTCCAAGTACGCCCTTGGTCGCGTCGACCTGAAGCGCCTTGCCCTTTCTGCCTCGACGTTTCTCAACTGGATACCGCGCACGCTGGGCTCGATGATGCTGCGGCCGGGCTGGCAGTATCTTGGCTCGACCCGCGACGACCTTGCTTCCCTGCATCTCGACTTCGTTTTCGGCACGTCGGACACGGCACTGATCGAGCTGACCAATAGCAGCATGCGGGTTCGCGTGAACGACGTGATCGTGGCGCGGCCTGCCGTGACCAGCAAGTTCAACCGCTGGGACAGCGGCACGTCTACGTTCATCGCCAGCACCGACACGGCGGCGACGTTCGTCGATGCGACCGACGTCAGCTACTGGAAGGACAACGACGAGTCCGGCGCGGTCTCGGCTTTCGCCACCGGTGGCTACCTGTCGCTGACCGGCACGGGCTCGAATTATGCGATCCGTGACCGATCGATTGCCGTCTCTGGTGCCAACATCGGGAAAGAGCACGCCCTGACCATTGTGGTGGCGCGTGGCTCGGTGGTGCTCCGCTTGGGCAGCACCGAGGGGGGCGACCAATATCTCGAGGACAGGACGCTGCGCACGGGGACGCACTCGATCGCGATCACACCGACCGGGTCGTTCTTTGTACGGCTGTCCAATTATGTGCATAGCGCGTCGCTGGTCGACAGCGTGACGCTGATCCAGGCTGCGGGCGACATGGTGATCCCGACGCCCTGGCTTGCGGCTGATCTCGATCACGTTCGGTGGGACAATTCCGGCGACGTGATCTTCGTCGCATGCAAGGGGCGCGCGCAGAAGCGCATCGAGCGGCAGGACCGCACATCTACGCCGCCTTCGCGCTCGTGGTCGGTGGTCGATTACGCGCCGGAGGACGGGCCGTTCGGGGACATCAACGTCGGGCCGGTGCAGCTGAAGTCGTCGGGGATCGACGGTGACGTCGACATAACGGCGAGCAAGGAATTCTGGAAAGCCGGCCACGTCGGCGCGTTGTTCCGGCTGACATCGGCCGGGCAGACGGTCGAGGAGCACATTACCGGCGAGAACGTGTTCACGAATCCGATCAAGGTGACGGGTGTCGGCAATACCCGGCCGTTCACGATCGAGCTGGAGGGCCCGACATTCACGGGCACGACGACGGTCACGCTGCAGAGGTCGGTGGCGACGCCAGGGTCATGGACAGACCAGACGTCGTACACGGCGGTACAGACCGTGACGT